TTATCTTCAAATTGCAAGTAATTTATATTTGATTTAAAACTTTAACTATAAATAGTTGTTTTATAAAAAAAGTATTCCGAAATTTGCAGAGTAATTAAATAATTGAAATATGAAAAACAAACGAATTTATATCGCACAAAACGAAACAGGAGTTATCCACGGAGTAAAAGTTAGAGCAAAGTTATTAACCGACAACACAAAGTATAACGTTAAATGTGAATGTCCGTGCGCTGATTGTGCATTGAAAAACAAAAACATTTGCTTTGTCGTTGTAGGAGAAAAACGATTGTCTTTGCCTACTCGACCCGCTTGTTTTGGAAACGATGAAGACAATTTGCTTAGTATGCCATTAATTTACGTAAACGAAAAATAATATGATAGACTTCGGAGACGTTAAGAAACTAGGATTTAAAAAAGCAGAGTCAAAAGATGATGTTTATGAAAATCAATATGGACGTCCTTACTGGTGGATGGAATTTTATGCTACTATTCAAATAAAAGGAGCTACAAACGAAATAATATTTAATTGGGACTGCGACACAAGAGTTGTAAGCGTTTTTAAAAACGACACTAAGAAAATCGGAGTATTTGAAGAATACGAAGAGTTTATTAAATATTTCTCAATATTTCAATAAAAAATAGATTATGAAACAGATTAAAATTGAAAACAACGGAGTGGAGCAATTGATTACCGTACCCGAAAATTCAAAGGTTACTATTGACGGTAGTGTTGTAGTATTTGAGCCTAAGTTTAAAAAGGGCGATATTGTATATTCAGAGTGGGAAACTACTTTAAAAAGTGAAAATTCATGTATCGGAATATATGATTCAACAGATGCCCTTTTCCATCGTCTTTTTGTAAAATATTTAGATAGAGATGATGAAATAAGTTTTAATGGAGCAATATGTGAAGGGCATACGTTGAGACTTGCAAACATTTTTCAAAAAGCAAATTTGTTTGCTAAGTTAAACAAAGAAGGCAAGCAATGGAATGCAGAAAAATTGTGTATTGAGGATTTAAAAGTCATTCCGAAAGTTGGGGATTGCGTAAAATTAACTAGAACTCATACATTTGTTAATGTGCTTTCTGTAATAAGTGAAATTAAAAACGGTAGATATTATTACAAATCAAGGGTAATTGCTGATAAAATAGCTAACGAGCCCGGTTATTGGGAAATTGAAGACAATATGATATTTTACGTTTTGAAAAATGACCAATTTCAATCCGAACTTTCAAAACTTGGCTTTGAATACAATTTTGAAAATGACACGATAAGTGAGATTAAATGGAAGCCAAAAGAAGGAGAAGTTTATTGGCACATTACCGTAGAATTTGAACCAGCTCGACAATTAAATGATAATGTTTCATATGATTTGACAAGAATAAATGCTTTCAATTGCTTCAAAACATCCGAACTTTGCCAACAAGCAATAGACAAAATAAAGCAAGTTTTAAGCGAAAAATAGCTTAATAGTATGTTATTTAGCAAATAATTACTATATTTGCATGTGATTAAATGTATGGTATAAGTAGTATGATGCTAGCATTCCGAAAGAGTACGGCTCTTGTGCTAGAGATTTGGCAGGCAGGTTGTCAATACATTTAATTTTCAAAACAAATCAATCCATGAAACAGCAATTACTTGAATTTCTAAAATCAGACAAACACAACTATCACCAAAGAATATCGCTATTTGAGCGTTTCGGTGACTGTGAGAACGTTTTATCTGAGTTGGTGAATGAAGGGTTGATTGTTGAAAGAATGGGCGTAAATCAAAGGTTATTTAAATTTAAAGGAGTATGAAAACAATAGAAGAGGCGGCAAAAGAACAAGCTAATGCGCTCAAAATTTATTCATCAAAGCAAGATTTTGAAAAGGGATTTAAAACAGGTGTTGAATTTGCACAGCGTTGGATTCCAGTTGAAGAAGAGTTGCCAACAGAAGATGGTAAGTATTTAGTAAGAGGGATATTTGGTACTTTTATAAACCGATATAATGACTTCCACAAATGTTGGGATGACGAAGATGGTGATGATTATAGCTCTGATTTAATAGGTGGTACAGTTACTCACTGGCGTTATATCGAACTTAAATAAACAGTTATGAAAAACACATTAATAAAAGATACAACACTTTCAGTAAGGTGTATTAACAAAGATATGACTGAATTTTAATTATGGCACTAACAATTAAACAAGAAAACTTCTGTAATTATTATGTTGAAAGCGGAAACGCTTCCGAGGCTTACAGACGTGCTTATTCTTGTGATAAAATGAAAGATGAAGCCGTAGTTGTGGAGGCAAGCAAATTGAAAGACAGCCCTAACGTTGCCCTAAGGATAGATGAACTTAAAGCAAGGCTACAATCCAAGTCAGATATAACCAAAGAACGCATTTTAAATGAGCTTAGTTCGATTGTTTTTGCCGACATAAGGGATTATGTCGAATTTGATGGGGAAGTGCCTAAATTCAAATCATTCTCGCAGTTAACCGATTCGCAAGCTAAAGCAATTGAAAGCATAAAGCAAACAGCAAACGGGATTGAATTAAAACTTCACGGTAAAAACTGGAGTATGGAAAAGGTTTGCAAAATGCTTGGGTTTGATATGCCAACAGTAAGTGAGGTTAAATATACTGAATACCCATCACTCGATAAAAATCAAATAGATAAAGCAATTGACACCCTTTAGACAAAATATAATCTCTATACCTTTAGCCCGGAAACACTTCTGGGCTTTTTGTTGTTATTATGATGAGGATTTTTTTCGACATAAAAGGAGATTCTTTAAAGAAGTTGCATTATTGTTTCAAACGGTAGTTGATGAGTACCGTAATGGTAATGCTATTAGTGTAAGTGTATCAATGCCACCACGAAGCGGAAAGTCTTATATTACTTCACTATTTGCAGCGTATTGGTTGGCTCAATTCCCTGAGTTATCAGTAATGCGTAACACTTGTACGGCTACATTGTATCAAAAGTTTAGTTATGATACCAGAAACATAATTAGATCATCAAGATTTAAGGAGGTGTTCCCTGAGATACAAATGCAACAAGACAAACAAAACTTAGATGGTTGGTCTTTGACTACTAGTAAACAAGTAGGTTACTTCGGTGCTGGTGTTGGTGGTACTATTATCGGCTTTGGTGCTAATTTAGCCATAACGGATGATTTGTACAAGTCAATGCAAGATGCAATGAGTACTACAACCAATGCTTTTGTTAAGTTATGGAAAGAATCAGCACACGATTCAAGAAAAGAAAAGAATTGTCCCGAAATATTAATTGGCACAAGGTGGACAAAAGATGATGTTATTGGTGAAAGTATTACAAAAGGACACCTATATCGTAGCATTATGATACAAGCACTCCGAGAAAACATATCATTTTGTCAGGATGTAAAGTCAACGGATGAATATTTGCAAATAAAAGAACGGATAAGCCCATCAACTTGGAATGCTGAATATATGCAAGAGCCTTTGAGTATTGAAGGGTTACTATTGCCTATTGAGTTACTTAAATTCATTGACATATCAACTATACCCGAAGAAAACATTGTCTTTAAATTTGCAGTAGGTGACCCCGCGGACACAGGAGGGGATAAGTTCAGCATCCCATTCATGCACGTTGCATTGTACGAAAATTCAATTGTCTGCTATGTGAAAGACATTATCCATTCAACAGTAGGAATAGAAGCAAACACGGAGCGTGTAATTGATAAAATGCATGAAAATCTAATAGAAGAACTATTCTATGAAAGTAACGGTGTTGGAATAGCTGCAATACTACTTATCAAAAAACGATTAAGCGAACACCAAAAGCTAAAAGCATTCGCAGCAACTATCAACAAAGAGGTAAGGATATTTTCACATTACGAGTTTGTACAGAAATATTTCGTATTCGATATTAACTACGAACAAAATGCAGAATATAAATCATTCATAAACGATTTAACATCATACTCAAAAGAGGGTGATAACAAACACAAAAAAGATGCTATCGATGTTTTATGCTCGGCAGCATCTATTTTGAAGATAAAATATAAGCGGGTGTTGTATGGTTAATGTTATTAATACCAAATAAGTAGTTAAATATTCAATTTATTGCACAAAATAAATACAATCTATTATATTTGCATTTTAAAATTAAACTATGGGGTTACTAGATTTTTTAAACCGAACTAAAATAAAGCAATTTTCCGACGGAAAGTTAGAATATGAGGTTAATAAGGTAGGTTCGATTGAAGTACCCGACAGATTAACTGATAATAATGCGTTTGTATTAGCGAATACGGTTGCAGAAATATTTTTCCCTATTGACTTTTTGGCAGATAGAGCGAGTAAATTAAGATTTTACATTGCCGATAAGGCAGGAAATGAGGTTGTAAACACCGAGTTAAATAGATTTATAACGGATATAAACCCTTTGTTTTCTTTCTCAGACTTGTTTTATCAGGCTGTTTTCTCTTACCTTTCAGATGGAAACATGATTACTTACTTAGGTACTCCATCGTTGTACAACAAGATAACAGTTAATAGTATTGACAGAATAGATGTATTGCAACCTAACTTGTTAAGTGTTTACGAATATACAAACATAAGCCAACTAACAGCACGGTCGAATAACGATTATATTAACAAGGCTCAATATGCATACGTTAATGGATTTTATGATAACTTGGATGTTGAAAAGTTGCACATAAATACTTATGACAATCAGAAAAAAGATTTATCTTTGGTATTATGCAAAAGCCCACTATTTAAGTCTTATCGGTCGATTAATAACCTTTTAGCAACTTACTCGGCTAGATATAACGTTTACAATAATAACGGTGCAGCAGGCTACATAAGCAAAAAGCAATCAGGTAAAAGCCAAGAGGATATTATTAACGATGCAGGTACAAGGGATGATATTTTAGCGGACATAAACAACCGTAACGGATTAACTGGTAAACGTAACCTTTGGGGAATATCCGGCACACCGATTGAGTTTGTAAATACTTTAGTAACGATTAAAGATTTACTTCCATTTGAAGAAACATTGGAGGATAGCATAAAGATAGCATCAACATTCCAAATCCCATCAGGATTAGTTCCACGGAAAGACCAAAGTACTTACAACAATCAAGATGCTGATGAGAAGAAGGTTTGGGAAAACACGTTAATGTCAATTGTTGATTCTGTTTGCAGTTACTTCACTAAGGCATATAAGTTTAACGGCTATTCAATAAAAGCCGATTATTCAACTGTATCGGCTTTGAAAGTAAACGAAATAGGGATAGAGGATTTAATCACAAAGAAAATACAAAATTTACAGGCATTAAAAAACCTTAATCCTGAATTGAATTTAAATAACCAAATCAATAAAATAGTTCAAGGCTATGAATAAAGAGAAAGAAGATAAAAGTATTTGTAGGGCTTTGATAACTGCATCAGTTGATGAAAGCTACGACTTTGAATGTATCGCTGTTCCATCTGATAACAAACAACTTAAATATTCATGGGACAACAACGAATATTTTTATCAAGTTCTAAGAACGAATAAAGAGAACATCGATGCATCTCGCCTTGATTCTGGATTGCCTTTATTCGATAACCATCCAGAGATGGAAGATGCAGGAGCTTTGAACCAATTAGGTATTACTTTGACTTATGACTTCTTACCCGAAGGATTAGCAGTTAGATGTAAATTTGGGGCAAGAGCCGACCAAGCGTTAAAGGATGATGTAAAAAACCAAATTGTAAAAACAGTAAGCATTGAGGGATGTGTTCAAAACTACACAATAGAACGCAAAATAGGCGAAATACCTGTATATTATGGAGACCTTTGGACACCAGAAAGCCTTTCGTTTGCTCCTGTTCCTCAAGATATTTCAGCACAAATCGAAGTAAAACGTGCTATTCAAAAACAAATAGAAATCAAAC